TGTTGATCTTAGGGAGGTCAAGCCATCCGTATCGTTGGTCTTTGGTCTTTTAAACATAAGCCACGGATGAGCGAGTGGGATGAACAGTAGTACCAGAGAAGACAAGATGGCCCATCTAGTAATGTGTGATAGCTTGAGGCCTGTAAAGATTAGCGAGTGTTGTTTTCTTCATGTGGCTCAAGTAATGGTCACGCCTCAATACAGGGTCATTGTTGAGTGTGAGATCAAAGAACCCGGCGGGATAGTTTTGCAGGAGTTCTTGTGGTCTAGATGCGTAATAAATACGATTATTCTAAATATTATTTGGGAGCATCTCGAGGTAGCCAGGTTTCGGGAAACCGAAGTTTTCATACAGATCAGCTGATGTGGGGTATACAGTTTTGAATTGAGTAAATATAGATCCTGGTATGCGAGGTGGTAATTTAAGGCACAGTTAAGCATAATCATCATCGTCTTTGTGCACAAGAGATGTAAAATCGGTTCCATTCTCTTCTGGTTTACATCATGTCATAGTTAGAGAATCGAGCATCAATGTTACCGTTTCTACGGCTGATACGTTATTGCAGTGTTTCACCGAAATCTATCTAAGCACGGTCAAATGGTCTTGGTACCAGGGGTTAGTCATGCTATTACTGAGGGACAGTATTCGCAACTGGGACCAGGTGTTGTGGGAGACGTCCGGGGTCGATGATCTAGAGCGCAGTTTCTCGGTCTTGAGCAATGGGAGGGGCATTGAATAGACCGGTAAGAAGAGGCACCATGGCTGCTGCTGTGCTTCTAATGTTAGCTCTAGGTCGATTAGGGAGAACTAGGGCATTAGTAGGGGCTCGTTCGTTAACCGCTACGGGAACGACTGACACTGTTTCGTCTTAGGCGGGTCTAATGTTAGCTCTAGGTCGATTAGGGAGAACTAGGGCATTAGTAGGGGTTCGTTCGTTAACCGCTACAGGAACGACTGGCACTGTTTCGACTTGGGCAGGTCGTTCAACTCCAGCAAACCTAGCAGGAGTGAGCAGAGTGAAAGAATTGACTCTGGTGGGTTGGGTCGTTTAAGCGTTGGTATTTGAGCTTACTGCACGACTGAAGTCGGCGTTATCTTAAGGTGTCATCAGGTAGGGGGCACTATTAAAAAGTGGAAAATCTCTG